CCAAGGATTAGTGGACGGGGAAAGTCCTTGCCATTACGCTTGGGTGAGCGACAGACCAGGAACCTGGCGTACCACTTCAACCAACTGGACAGAAGGAATTCTGCCTCTGGTGTCGTGGCGAGCGCCCATTCCGTAGACTGATTGCACACCTACAGCGCTCAAGTGAGCGTCGTTCCCGCTGTTTGAAAAATCATCATAATGAAAAATTTGTTCACCATAGATTTTTCCTTTAGCGAAGTACATTGCATCCTTGCCCATAGCAAGAGCGTAACCGATTGGCGTACCGAGCGAGTTAGCTTGAACGAACAATGCACCAGCTTTGAACTGATTGTCAGCGTTTGTTTTGGTACCAGCTATGAGCTTGGCGTCCTCGTTAGGATCGCGGGTCAGCTTGATGTACCCGAAGGCGGTGTCGATGTCGGATTGATCGTAGCTGTACAGAGCTTGCGTGCCGTCGGTATCAATTCCGAGGATGTAGTACGTGCCGTCGTCGTTTTGACCAAGCGCGTTGCCTCCACCACCTGGAAGGCGGATGAATGAGCCACGGAAGTTAGCAGCGTAGTCACCGTCAGTTCCTCCGATAGGTCCTTGACCAGCCGTATTGAAGTCCTGAGCTGTAACGTCGTTGTTGTCTTCGAACAAGTAGAACGTAGGCAACAAAGGCGAACCTTGGCGTCCACGAGCGGTGTCGATAAGAACGTTATGGTTGGCGATGATGTTGTTATCCCATTTTGCATAGGAGCCGTTGTAGAGCTTGTTGTTCTCGGAACGAACGTCGGCTTGCGTGATGGCCTCGAGGTAGTCGGGGTCGGAACGCAAAGGACGAAGGCAAGCGTCAGGAGCGAAGAACAAGTAACCAGGGATTTCCTGATTGATGTCTCCACCCGTGTTCATCGGCTCGCCGCCGTTGGCGATAAGAGCTTGTTTGGCTTCTTGGATGATGTCGGTTGAAAGACCGTCAACATACTTAAGTTCTCCACCTGCGCCTGTTCCGTATCCGCTGATGAAATTAGATCCAACACCGCTTTTCACGCAGATTTGACGAAGAGCAAACTGGATATGATCCTGTTCGGTCCTAGCCATCCACTCGGACATGACCTCAGCGGAGAGCTGATCGATGGTCTTGCCAGTGAAACGCATGAGCTTGAGAACTTGGGTCCACGATACAGCATGACGAACGAGGTCGACTTCACAAGCGAAGGTACCGAAGTCGAGCGTATCTGTGCTGTTCTTCAGGATGTCTTCACCGCGTACGCCTTGTCCGCGAATCGGAGCAACTGTCGTGAATACTACTCGGTCGGAGCCTCCGGCGTTGAGATCGCGCTTTTCGACTATGGGTTTACCGCTTCCCTCTCCTCCGATGAACTTTGCGAACACGTTTTTTTCCCGGGCATCCCTCGTGACGAGTTCAGACCAGATTTTAGTCCGGATTTCATCGGACATCTGTGTCGCACCGTGGTAGGTGAGCGCTTTACTAAGGTCTAGATTCGGAGGGTTTGGATTACCCCCTGAAGTTAGACTGGGATTTGCTATACTTTTTTCAGCCATTGTATTATGAAGTTATGCGTATGTTATACGCTTTGAGTACGTTTATGTTGGTACTCCTTCAGTTACCTGAGCGGTTGCGCTCCCCCTTGGCTTCCTAACAATTTATAAAGATCGTCGGTGGAAAGATTCGGAAGACCGTTCACAACCCCCTCGGCAGTTAAAGGAGTGTTAGCAGGTTGTGCCGTGGTACCCGTGGTCAGAACTTTGGCTTGCGTGCCTAGTTGCGGAGATTGAAGCGGCGGGGCTTGCGGCTGTGGAGCCTGCTCTTCCTGCTGCGGAATCCTCGAAATAAACTCGCTTGCCAGTAATTCGGGCCATTTAGGTGAATCGAATATCGCGGCATAGTCGGGATCTTCTTGAGCGTAGCGCACGTAATCGTCGAACTGCTTCCTAAGGACGCTGTCCTTGTTCTGCATGTCGGGATATTGTTCGTACACTCTGTCCCTACTCTCCATCGCTTTTGTACGATGGGTTTGTTGAGCTTGCGATCGCTCGGCTTCGATCCGTCTCTCTTTACGATCTTTCACGGATTGCAACTCAAGCTCCTTGCGCATGATCTCACGTTGAAATCTCAACGCTTCGATCGTCTCAAGGTCTTCAGCGGCTTTCGCTACTTTCGTTTCGAGTTCCTGAATCTCGCCTTGCAAGGTTATCGCTTGCTCTTCGTAGCCTTGGTAAGGGTCGGGCTGTGTAGCCTCGGCAACCTGCGGCTGTAAATTGTTGGACTGCGCTTCCGTCTGGTAAATGATTCGGGAGGCGTCCGCGAATGATCCGGAGAAGCCCTCCGACCGATAAAGGTCGATGACTTGCTGGTCCAGTTCGTTGCGGGGACGAATCCGTCGTTTTGCCAGGCGTTCCTCCTCGCTCTCACCTTCG